CTTTGTAAGTTATGATTTAGAAAAAGCTAAAAATATCGTGCTAAGGGTGTTTACACAATGAAAAAATTGTGTTATAATATTATGTATAAAGTGGATAATTCAGTAAATACAAAAACATACGGAGAAAATATATGTCTTTTGAAAATCTAAAACGTAACCGCAGTTCTATCGATACACTTACTAAAGCAGCAGAAGCTGCTGGTGGTGGTGGTGGACAACAAAAGCAATCTTATGCAGATGAGCGTTTGTGGAAACCAACAGTTGATAAAGCAGGTAATGGTTACGCAGTAATTCGTTTCCTACCAGCACCCGAAGGCGAGGATCTCCCTTGGGTTCGTTATTGGGATCACGGCTTCCAGGGTCCATCAGGTCTTTGGTACATCGAAAACTCTCTTACTTCAATTGGTCAAAATGATCCAGTATCTGAAATGAATTCAGTGCTGTGGAATTCTGGCCGTGAAGAGGATAAACAAACTGCTCGTGATCGTAAGCGCCGCTTGCATTACGTAGCAAATATTATGGTTGTTTCCGATCCAGGTAACCCAGACAATGAAGGTAAAGTATTCCTTTATAAGTTTGGTAAAAAGATCTTTGATAAGATTATGGATGTTATGCAACCACAGTTTGCCGATGAAGATCCAGTGAATCCATTTGATTTCTGGGAAGGTGCGAATTTCAAACTTAAGATTCAGCAGGTTGCGGGTTATCGCAACTATGACAAATCTGAGTTTGCTAATGCCTCTGCTCTATCAGATGATGATGAGCAACTAGAAGGTGTTTACAATCGTTTGTATAGTCTACAGGATTTCCTCGATCCTAAAAACTATAAAACATACGATGAACTAAAGACTAAGTTGAATCGTGTTCTTGGCCAAGAGGATATGGTTATGACTACAGCTGAGTCTATCTCCCTTGATGATCCAGCGCCAGCTCCATCACAACCAGCTTATGAACCAGTTGAAGCATCTCCATCTTCAGATAGTGATGATGATACCTTAAGCTATTTTCAAAAATTGGCTGCAGGCTAATAATAAAAAAAGGGACCTTTCGGGGTCCCTTTTCTTTTAGTATGAGAAGTTTAGAAAGTCTCGTTTGAGGAAATCGTCTGGTGTAATACCTTGTTGTATTGTATAGTTTGAACTAGATACATTATTTGTATTATTAGAAGTTTGATTACTTCCACCTTGAATAATCATTGGTCCACCCATTCCACCATATTCACCAGCACCAGCAACAGACTTAGCGTTCATAAGATCGTTAATTGCCATTAGCACCCTACCTTGTGGAGAATCAAGTGGTGCTACAATTTCTGCACCATGCAACATAGCTAATCCACCAGAAGCTGGAGCATTTACTATTCCACCTTTATTTAATCCTTCAAGTTCTGACAATGCTTCTTGTAATTCGGTTACACGGTTTTCTCTAGAAAGAACATTAGCAGCACCATAGCGCATATCGCCTTCAGCTATTTGAGCTTGGTGTTCAGCAATTTCATTTTGAATTTCTGCCTTTTGTTCGTCAATAGAATCTGGCTGTAGAAAATCCGGAAGCATTCCGGTTATTGATTTCTTAATATCTTCAAACGATGGTAGGAAATCAAATAGATCTGTAAAGAATGTTTTGACTTTCTCAATAGTAGAATTGAATAAGTCTAATATGAAATTCCCTTGGCTTGCTTCAGCAGCCCAAGTAAACAAGCCAGTAAACCATGTTTTGACAGAGGTCCATTTACCTGAAACAAAGTCAGTAAGGTTTGTCCAACCTGCTGCTATTCCATCAGAAGCCCACGTGAATAGTCCTGTAAACCAAGTTTTTACTTCGGTCCATTTACTTGATACAAAATCAGTTGCATTGGTCCAACCTTGAGCAATTCCTTCAGATGCCCAATTAAATAAACCTTTGATCCAATCTATTGCTGGTTTAAGTGCTTTATCATATATCCATCCAGCAATTCCAGTCCATGCGCCAACATAAGCTGTCCACAAATCGGTCAATGCTTTTTTAGGATCGGTGAATAGTCCTTTAACCCAGTCTACTGCTTTACCTACAACATTAAATATAGCACCAATAGAATCACTAATTAATGTTGAGAATGAAAATTTATTCAGAGTAGCTTCTGCATTTTTAAATCCAAACTTACCAGCAATCCATGCTACAGCGCTCTTTAATAAGTCTAGTGGATAGCCAATAATAGTGGTTAATAATCCAGAGATACCACCTTCGAGTCCACCCAATATACCACCTTCTTTGAAGCCATCAATTGCTCCTTGAATAGCACCAATAGCTCCAGTAATAATTGTAAACGGAAGAAATAGTCTACCAAAGATTTTTACTAAACCACCAAAACGACCAGCTAATGCTCCAATAAATCTACCAACTTTCATGACGGCTCGCGCGATCCCTTGAACACCTTTTACCAAAGAACCAACTAAGCGTATAATACGTCCACCAAATAATACCGCAACAGTACCAACAATCGCAGCTACAGCTCCAATATTTTCTCCAAGCAAAGCCAATCCTTCACTAAAGTCTCCATCAAGAAACATTTTAATAGAATCAACAATAGCAAATACACCATCAATTGCGGCTCTAACACCAGCAAATAGTGTTTCAGGATCCGTGAATAATAAAGCAACTGCGCCAAGCCCAGCTAATAATCCACCAGAAGGTTTCATAGCATCCAATTGTTTATCATAGGCATCTGCTAATCCATCAATACCAGATACAAGTTTAGACAAAAATTCATTTGCTTCTTCTTGGCGTCTAGCAGATTCTCTATTTTCTTCTTCAGTTCCCGCTAATCCTTGAAGTGCGTCTAATTGTTCTCGAGCTAATTCCATTTGCTCTTCATTAGTAGCACTATCAAGAGATAGTTGAATTTGTGTTAATGTTTCTCTCAATCTGGCAGAGTTTTCCGTACCGCTTTTTTCTAAAGCAGTAATACTCTGATCGAGCTCTTTCATAGAGTCTTTTTGCTTTAACTCTTTATTTTGCTCTTGTATTGTAGAGGTCAATTGCTCTAATGTGCGACCTAGTTCTTCTGCCATATTGGTTATCCACGCTTATTACGTTGTTTTATTCTTTCGTTTTCTTCTTCAATAAACTGACTTAGTAGCATAACGTAAATTTCTCTCTCCCACGGCATCATCGAGTCGAGCTCGGTTAGAGAATATTTGTGGTGTTGCATTAAAGCAAAATTAGTCTTGTAATAATTCTCTAATGAGTCATGTGAGAGAGCCACTAGAAAAAATTCGTTAGACCCTCCAAGGTCTGACTATTTTCAGTCTTGCAACTTGTACAATTAAATTTTACCTCGTGTTTTAGTCTTGGCATATCTTCAAAATAACTTGAAATCATTTTGAATTGTGATGATGTCAAGGAATCTAAAAAGTTAACCACATCTTCAGCTTTTTCATCGTCAGTAGAGTAAACATCGTTTTCGTCGTAAATAGATTCAATAGCACTTGCTACTGCTGCCATCGTTACTTCAGAATCTGACGCACCCTGTTTGCCAAGTTGCCTTTGAATTCCTTTTACTGTTGGGTACTTAAGTACTACACCAACCTTATCGGTCAAAGCAACTTTAGCGCTTTTCTTTACTTCGCCTTGAACTTCAACTTCGTCAAGATTAATTTCTACTTCGTTTTTATGCCCGCATCCAGAACATTTTAAACCAACCTTAGTAGTTTCACCAACAGACTTGCCGCGGATCTTAAGGAAGACATATTCTAAATCAAACATAGCAAGAGTGTCGACTTGAATCTTGCCTTCAGTACAACCAGCAATCACATCGCGCAACGCACGAATCATTTGCTGCTGATCTTTTGTTTCCATAGCCATCATGAGGATTTTTTCTTCCTTCACTAGGTATGGTCTATATTCTACTAAATCACCTGAGCTTGGTACCTTAAGTTCATATTTTGGTGAGTCAATTCTAGGTAAAGCCATCATATACTCCTATAACGTTATCCAAATAGTCCGCGTATACCGGACGAAATTCTATTAGCCACTTTATTTATGCCTCCTGCTATGGTTCCGCCAATTTGAGCAGCAGGCGCATTTAATATATTACCGATAGCACCGGTAATTGATCCTGTTACATTATTTATTATACCATTTACGCCACCAGTAATAGTTCCCACAATTTGATTAAATCCACCAGTAATCGAGTTTGTAACAGTATTGATTGATGATGTGATTGGTCTTGTCACTGAAGTAATAACTTCTTTAATAGATCCTGTAATATTATTTTGAATAGAATCTAATGCACCATTTAAAGTTCCTTGTAGTGCATCTTTCAAATCATCAAGAGAAGTAAAGTTTAATTGATTTGAAATATCACCAAAAGGACTAAATGGTAAAGAAGAAATACCACCGGCTGGAATTGTTAATGCTGAGTTAAAATCAGGAATTGAAGAGATTGTTTCAAAGTTATTTGACTTAGTAGTGTAATCTTCATAAGTCAAAGTTACTGTTAATCTCATTAGTTCGTTTTCAGAACCATTGTTTAATTCAATAGCATTAATTGTAATTGGATAAGCTTTTGTTAAAGTTACTTGGTGTATTTCATTATGATTCAAGTTTAATACTGAAATAACTACGTCTTGTGCATAATCATCTCTATAACCAACCTTATCGTTTATGTCATTAATTACTGAATTTAACCAACCTTCCCAAAGCTTTTTAATGTAAAAATCATTTGTAACATAGAAAGTTAACGTGACGTCATCGTTAATATAACCATAAGGTCTTTTAATAGCATGCCGCGTCATTCCATGTTCAAATGTAGAAATTGAACGTCCTGGTAATTGCGCGGATTCGCATAAAGCATTTACAATTACTGGATCTGGAGAAATAGAGGACGGTCCATTAAAAGTTACTGCAAAGAAATTGGTGCGGGCAAATCCGCCTTGATTACCAACAATTGCTTTTATGTCATCAACTGGATTCTGAAACGGCATAGGTTATCCTCTTATAGCTTGTCTGGAATCTTTCCAGACAGCACTCTTTGTAGATTTTCTAAATTGCTCTGTTGGTAGAAATAAAGCCATTTCCCACACAGGGGCTTCAACCATAGCAACACGACCTTCGATTTGAGAATAAAGATAATGCTTAAAACATGGCTTGAAAAGTCTTAATTTAGACGCTGATTTTAATAAATCATATCTCAATTTAAATCTAGTTGATTCGTCATATTTCTTATTGTTAGTCAGATCAACCAATTGATCGAACAATTTTGCTCTTAAAGCTAATGGAAGATAATGAAGATTTAATCCATAGAAACCACCTGGAACTGGTTCAACCATAATAGTTAATGGGAACACGTCATAATATGGTAATGTTTCTCTATGTTTTGGATCATAGAAGTACATGTACATAGATCCAATTCGAGCTTTATTTCTTTTTTCAAGAGATGGATCTTTAAGTAGTGATCTTCTATTCACCTTTATATTTTTCACTTCATTACGAAACCACTGACGCGACTTATCAGTGCGAGGTGTAACACCAGCACGAAAAGCTTTTGCAGCGAGGTCTGTGAAAAATGATTCGGCCATAATTCCTACTTTTTAGTTTTATAATACTATTTATATTATCCAGTCAGGAGTTTAATGCCTAATTGCTTCACAGTATTTTCATTCCTAGTTGTCTTAAAGTATTTTCGTCCCAGATTTCGAAATGATAACCACGATCTTTTGCGTATTTTGTTGCAGCTTTCCATTTTGCTTCGTTTTTAACATAGGTCATTACCTCTGTTATATACTTTTTAGTTTGACGCTGTGGTTTTTGAGGAGGAACAGTTTGCTTTTTTGGTTTGATCTCGACTAAAACAATTCTACCATTTGAGAATTTTATTTTGAGGTCGATGAAATATCGATGAGCTCTTTTATCAGTAGGACATACATAAGGTACTACAACTTCTTCAGATGACCAACCAATTACGTCATCTCGTTCTTCGCACCATTTAAAAGCTTGTCGTTCCCAAAGAGATCTATAAGTTACTTTAGTTGCATCACCCATATACTTCTTAGGCTTTTTAATTGTGTATTTGCCTTTGTAAGTCTTTGCCATTTTGCCTTATAAATAATCATAACTACTCTTAACAATATTTATAATTGAGGCTGGAATGGCATTTAAAGCTCCTTTAATATTTCCAAGTAATCTATACACCAGTAAATCTGGCTTTGTCACATTTACTGCTTACGATAAAGATGGTGGATCCATTGGCCATTGTGCTTTATATATGCCACCAGGTGTTTCTTTTGCGGATGGTGCTGGTTACTCTACATTTGATATGGGTCCACTTGGTGCAGATATTGCCGCAGGAATTTCTGGTGGAATAGACCAAAACGCAGTAAAATCTGTTTTAGATAGTGTTACTGCAGCTGCAAATGAAAATGCAGATTTAAGAACTATTATGGCCGGCAAGATGATTCAAAATGCCGCGATGGTTCCTGGTGCGGATAGAGTTAGTGATATTTACCAACAATCAAAAGCTATTGCAATTAATCCTAATACTACTACAGCTTTCCAAAATATGAACATCCGCTCTTTTGTATTTAATTTTAAATTGATTCCAGACAATCAATCAGAATCAGCAGATATTAAAAATATCCAAAATTTTTTTAGAGAACTTATGTATGCCGACACTGCAGGCCAAGGTTATCTATTAAGTTACCCCGCTAAGTGGAAAATTCATTTTAAGAATGGTTTAGCAGACGAAAATCCATATTATCCAAAAATTTATGAAAGCTATTTGACAAACTTTCAAACGTCATTCAATAGTTCTGGCCATTTACATCATAGAGATGATGCTCCAACAGAAGTTGATATTTCGCTTACATTCCAAGAGACTCGTGTTCTTACACAAGCAGATATTAGAGAATTACTATAATGCCTCATTACTTTAAAAATTTTCCTATTACATCTTATAGTTTCAAAGATGACCCAAATGTAAGGACATTAGTTGTCGACATTTTTCGAAACGTAAGAACTGATATTAAAATAGATGATGCCGCTTCTTATACGCTATATGAAATTCAAGAGAATGAAAGACCCGATCAAATTTCGCAAATGTTTTATGATACACCAGAATATTATTGGACATTCTTTATTTTGAATGAACATTTATGGGAAGGCTTAAATGCTTGGCCTATGGAATATAATCAGCTAATGGAATATATTTCTGAAAAATATACGAAAACATTTATTACTGGCTATATTAATTCTGGATATTCCGGTGAAGAACATTACTTAATTTCTAAATTTGAAATAGGTGAAACTATTACTGGAAATGCTACAGGGCATACAGCAACTATTACAAATATAGATACATTTATGAATAGATTAGAAATTAGTGATGCTACTGGTAATTTTTCGGTTGATACTATTATTACTGGTTCAAATTCTGGGGATACTCTAGAAAGAAATGATACATATGATTTTAGTGTAGAAGAGCAAATTAATGCTGCTCATCATTATGAAGATGTTGATGGAAATGAAGTTCCAAGAGTAATTTTTTCAAAAGGTGAAACTGAAATATTTGAAGTAACACATCGTGAATACGAAGAAAGACTTAATGATTCAAAGCAACAAATTAAAGTTTTGAAACGCGGATTTATTGAAGATTTTGCTAGGGCATATAAGAAGTTAATTAATCAATGAAGCAATCAGGTTTACATCCTACTAATTCTACAGGCATTGGTAATCCAAGCGCATTTCGTATGGAGATTCGAATCTTCTCTGCAGAAGGAGAAGAAAGAGATATTACTCAGCTTGTAGACACATTTGAAGTCACTGAATCTATTTTCCAGCAAGCTATGATTGGAGAATTTAGAATCGTTGACGGTGTGAATTTATTTGAAGAACTAAATATTACTGGTAATGAAAAATTATCCGTTGTTCTTCGTAAGCAATTAGATGGCAATGGTCAAGCTGAGGATATGCAATCTGATTGGTATATTATCGATATACCCATGTTTGCAAGGCCTAAGCCGGATATTCAAGCTTATACTTTAAGATGCGTTTCTGCATTTGGACTTGTTTCTAAAATGCGTAGAGTTCAACATGTGATGAAAGGTCCTCCTTCAGATATTTTAAAAAGATTATATGAAGAATGCGGTGTCGATGATTTAGATCGAACACTTGCTGATTATAATGACTTTCTAAGGCCAGATGATAATTCATTTAAATTACTAGTTGGTGATAGAACATCAACTGGTGTTATGACTTATATTCCAACAAAGCAAACTTATTCTGAAGCCATTATGCAAATGCTGTCAAAAACAGCTGCGCCAAATGGAGCTCCATTCTTTTGTTATGAAACCTTTATTGGTGGAAACTCAATTCTTAATTCATATAATAATATGATTAGTACTGAAGAAGC